GCGGTTACCCAGCAGCGAGAAACCGCCGAGGATGGTGCGGGCGTAGTAGCTCACGCCGTAGCGGTTGAGCAGGTCGCCTTCGGTGGAGGTGTCGAGGATGTTGTACTCAACCACGCGGGACACGTCTTCGGCGAAGGTCACCTGATTGCCCGGGCTTTCCCATTGCTTGACCTTGGCCAGCGCGGCGATGGCCAGGGACGACGGCGCCAGGAACACGTTTTTCTTCGCGGCCTTGGAGTACACCGACGGCATGTTGTGCACCAGCAGGCAACGGTCGAAACCGAGATCGGCACCGCCCAGTTCGCCGCTGTAGGTCACCTGGTCGGCGACGGTTGCGTCCTTGCCGTCCAGCACCACACGGGCCTTGATGCGCTTGCCGAAGGAGGCGAATTCGCCGGCCACGGCCTTGGTGCCGGTGAAGCCCGGGGCGCCGATGATGGTCAGGTCTTCGGGGACGCTGGCCAGGGCGGCGAGGCCCAGTTTGCGGCCGGTGACCGGCTCTTCACCGCCGATTACGTTATTGATGGTGTCGGCCGGGGTGGTGCCCTCGTCGACGATCACTACGTAGACCGGCACCTTGACCACTTTGAGGATCTGGTACACGGCGTGGAACAGCGTGCCGGTTTCAGCGCCGGTGGGGTCCAGCAGCGCCTGGGTGGTGAAGCTGTTGATGCGGAACGGGGCGTTTTTCGGAATCGACGCATGGGCGTTGGGGGCAGTGCCCACGAGGCCGATGACGTTATCGCCCAGGCCACCCATGGCCTCGGGGGATTCGGTGGCGTTCACGGTGATGCCGTTGTGTTCGAAGTTCAAAACCTCAGCCATGATCAGTCAGCCTTCTTCGGGGTGGAGTTGAGGACGCTGGTCAGTTCCAGGCGGCCAGCGGTGCGCAGGGCGGATGCTTCGACGTCCAGCAGTTCCAGTTCCTCGCCGGCGGTAGACCAGTGGCCGTTGCCGGTGGGGAATGGAATGAGGACGGTGTAGGTTTGGCGATTGGCCATAGGTGGATCTCCGGGCGAAAAAAAACCGCGAAGGCGGTTTTGTGTGACTGTCACGAGAATGGAACATGGGACCGTTAGGCGATCTGCTAACGCTCTTTTTAAGGAAGTGCTAGTTGTGGTAATTCAGAAACGAGATCTTGCGGACTGAACACCTCGCGCGTCTCCTGCTCGACGGCATCAAACTGCTCATAGCAGTAAGCCCAGCACAGCGACCGCCAGGAACGGAAGGCCTGGCCCTGAGCCTGAAAGCGCGGTACTGCCGGCTCATCGGCATAGCTAATCGCATTCTTGATATCGTCATATCCTGCGGACCTGGCCGTCTGATCCAGAAACGCCTGAACTACCGCAACACACTCAAGCTTGCGCTGTTCCCACGTCAATTCGGGCGGTTCCAAAATAATGGGGCGATTACCATCGGCCCCGATCACTTTGCCAGAGGCTTGAGCTGCGAAAAGTGCTTGGTACTCTTCAAGACTGACTTCCCGCAGCTCTCCTGCGAGCGGCAGGCAGCAGTCCGGATTTGCCACTTCAATCAAGGGTGGTTCTGCCGTGACATCTGCAATGCCAACGGTAGGCCGTTGCGCTTCAGGGGCGCTGGGATCAACTTCCCAAGCGGGATCCGGAATGTTGACCATAGGCCTTTCCCACGTCGGATCGGGGATCCGAAGTGTCCGCTCGCCATGGGCTCGGGTATCGTAAAAACCTAATGTTTGGGCATGAAAGAAAATCGTCATAGTCAGTAGCCTGTGGCCTCCCAGTAAATATCATCAGGTGAGTTGAACGGGCCGGAAATAACCGAAAACTGCGTATTGCTGACGATCAAGGTATTAGTGCCCGTTGCGGCATCGGAGTAAAAGAGACTCGTCCGGCTTGCAACAAGCGATGCACACCGATTGGGGAACGCGATAGGAAAACTGCGATGGGTGACGGTATCCGAAGCGCCCAAGGTAATACCCCACTGCTTGATCATTCCCGTCTGGGCACACTTCCACCAACCATTGGGCCCAAGTGAGGCCGTATTTTTAAGCACGGCTCCCGGCACGTCGGCTGTTGCCGGCGGCAGGTTTGTCAGGCCGGCGGCGTTGCCGCTGTAGATGCCTGAGATCGACAAATGCCCCCCTTCGGTAAGGGTCATGGCGTTATTCGTTCCGCCCACATGAGTGACGACCTGTGCCGGCGAGGTGCTGGTTCCGCCGGAATAGGCCTCCATTGCCGCGAGGTGTCGCTCATTCCAGCACGTTGCCCGCCACACCATGTATGCCAAGTAGTTTGCCGGCGCATTGATCTGCACAGCTGGCGAGCGGCCTCGCCATGCTACAAATCCGCCGCCCATGTCAGGTAGTTCAAAGCTGGCGGTGCCTGACATCAAGCCACCCGTGGTGGGTAACTTGGAGTTGTCGGAAATCGCGATGTTGGCCGTGCCATCGAATGGCACACCATTGATTTGGCGTGGTGTTGCCAGCCGGGAGGTTGTTCCGGAGTTTCCGGACACATCAATATTGTAGGAACCTTGCAGTCGTGCAGCGGGTACCGCCCCCTTCGTCAGGGCGCTCGCGTTAAGGTTAATGAGTTGGCCACCCTCGCCGATGTAGGCGCCCTTGATGGTCAAGTTACCTTGGCCTTCAAATAGGAAAGCGCTCGGCACAGCTCCCATATGAAGTGCTACTACCGGGAGCGAGGTCGACGTTCCACCAGAGTAGACATCCATGGACGCCAGATGACGTTCCCCCCACATCGTCCCCTTCCAAATAGAGTAACCATACGAGTTGATCGGACAATTGATCTGGATGGCGGGGATACGCTTTTGCCAATCGACAAAGGCCCCTCCCATGCCAGAAAACTCTGCGCTGATTGCGCCAGTCATAGTTCCGCCTTTTACGGGCAACTTCGACTCATCCGTCAGTTTCCCGAACATCGACGCAACTTCATCTTTCGTATAGGCATCCCTGATGCCCATCTCAGCCAACGTTCCAGGGTTCGTGCCGCCTATGGTTCGACCATATTTGTCGACAGTCAGAACTTTGTAGGTGCCCGCCTGAACACCACTTCTTCCCGCCAGCATCTCGAATACCAGCGGGGTGGAGCCCAACGCGATAACCCCTTTGCTGACCAACTGCCACAAAGAGCCTCCATAGGCAGTGCCCTCTTCGACAATTACGCTAAGTCCAGGAGTGACTCTTTGACTGGAGCTGGCATCCATCGAGCGCGACCAGGCACTATTGGCAGCAATATAAATACCGTTGTCCTTCGCCAACGTCTGACCTGCGACCAGTACGCGTTGGCCAGCAATCACTGCAACCCCATCGATTTGCTGCGCGCCACTCAGGACGATATTTGCCGTAGCCGCCACACGAACCGACTGCTTGCTATCAAGCTTGGCCAGCTCGTCGCCGAGATAATCAACAACCCATGCCCGAGTTGCCTTGACGACAGTGTCATCAATCAGCAATGTCACCAGAGACGCATTACTCGTTTCGAAAATCGAGCGGATGTAAAACTCTTTGCCCGACCCAGATGTCGCCAGTACGGGTTTGAACGACTCCGGATACTTGACGATGGCGTACAACACGCCGCTATCGGTCCAGATACCCGCCTCGCGCACATACCACCCACCGACATCTGACGGAATCGTCACCTCTGCCAGGAGCCAGCTGGGATTTTTCTCGTCTTGGAAAAGGGCATTCAATGGCCCCCGCCATACCTCACGCTTCAATGCTTTGGCGGTCGCATCCGGGTTATAGACAGCGCCGTTGCCATCACCAACCGAAATTTGTGCAAGCTTGATCGGAAGCCCAGCAGCCTTGCAGGCAGTTTCGTAGGCAATTCCATCATTGGTAAGAAGAGTATAAAAGTCGGCCATTTAGGACCTCTGTGGATAAATAGTGAGCGTCTCGACGCTATAAAGCCCCGCGGCAGAGAATGCATTGCCGGCGGCTTTCAGACCGTCGATAACAATCGGATGGATAATGGTAAGTTCGCCGCATACCGTCGCGGCAGCGATGGAATGGGTACCAGATGCGCTCAATCCCACAGAGACCGACAGGATGTCGCGTTCGCTTTTTGCAGCGACTAATCGCTGGTCCAGTCGAGCGTCCATTTCTTCGCTGTAGGCCAGGCTTGTGAACGCTCTCACCGAAAAACTGTAAGGCGCACCGATTGGCGTTTGCTCGTACCACGAGCGAACCTGCGGGACCAACTGCAGCCCTGTAGCGGCGTTTTCCAGCGCTTTACGTGTACCGGACTGGCGAGCGGTCGGCCAAGCGAGCTTCACCGTGCCCCTCTTTTCAGCCTCAGGAGCACTGGAACTCCATTCAGTAACACCACGATCTGCAGCCAGGTACGGTAAGAATTCCACTGGCGTCTGCAGCGGATTCATCAAGGCGGGAAAGGGTGGCGTCACCCGATCGAGCAATTGCCCGAAACCCAGGTCCAGCGCCTTCTCCAACGGCGAACTGTTGGCGGGCAGCAAACTGCCTTTGGGCTCACTCATAGCGTGCGCACCTCCACCTCGACACCCGTGCAATACGGAGCCTGGAACGCGGTGGTGACGATCGGCTCCAGCGGTTCAAGGATTTGCAGTTGTGCAGCTCCCGCCGAGTGGATGGCGTAGTCGATCCAGCTCGGGTCCACCCGCCCTTCCAGGCGATGACAGGACTCTGCGTAGTCTTGCAGCAGTTTCCGCGCGGCGACTTGAGTGAGCCCGGAATCCGGGCCCGCGTTGATCTTGGCCACCACGCGGATTTTGTAGCGCAGGATCTGAGCCGCCTGCACCGTGACGAGATCCGTTTCCGGTCGCACGTCAGGCCGGGCGAAATGCCGACGTACACCGTCAAGCAGATCAGCAGAAGGTGTGCCATCCCCGTCTCGGGACAGGACCGTGACCATCACTTCGCCGGGCGCGGTTCGACGGCCATTACCATCCTTGACCCGTGCCGCGTAGCCGTCCGGGTCGAAGGTATAAGTGACCGTCACCACACCCGGCGTAGCACTTTGCACTTTCACCGATGGACGCTCACCGAGGGTGAAAACCTCCCGGCGATACTGCATCCGCGAGCCCGCCGCCGGAGCGTGAGGCGCGAGGTAATAACGCAACCGGGCGTCATCGTCGCTCTCCAATGTTGGCGGTACCGGCGGGAAAGCCGCCGGGTCACCAGGGTCGAGCACCTGGCGCTCCAGGCCCATGTCCGCCAGGCGCGCATCGAGGTTGCTGCCGGTGGCCCACCACGCCAGCATCTGCTTGATGCGGGCGTTGTATTTGCGCTCGTGGGTTTGCAGGCGAACGCAAAAAGCTTCCAGCGCCAACGTCAGCAACTCGCTCTCGTTCTCCAGGCTGACCTTCAGCTTGGCGGCATTTTCTGGTGCACGAGTGGCGACGTAATCGACGACAAACGCCTTGAACTCCGCCAGCAACGGTTCGAACTCATCGACGGCAATGATCGCTGGCTCAGCCAGCTGGTTCTGGCCGGGTATCAGCATGCTCATGTCACCACCTCGAAGGATTGCTTGCGGTTTTTCCAGGTGCCGGCGAAGCGCAGCAACAGGCCGGCGCCCTGGCGGTTGGCGACGATGACTTGCGGCTCGAAGTCGGCGATGCCGTTCTGCGGGTTGTAGAACGCCTGGGCGGCATGGCTCTGGGCGAGAATCAGCAGGTCATCGCCGAGGTTTTGCCCGAGCAGCTGCGGGATCATCGAGCCGTACAGCGGGCGCTTCTGGCGAGTGCCCAAGGGCGTGGTCAGCGCTCGGGTAGCGCGCTGCACAAATTGCAGCCAGTCATCGACCGCCGCCCCGGTGTTTCTATCGATTCCGATCATGGGATGTCCTTGTCAGGGGCTGATGACTCGACCCTGGTGGTCCACCACCGGGCCGCTGAAGTGCGCGCCGCCTGCATCCAGCAACAGGCTGGTGCCGCCGACTTGCAGCGTGATGCCCTGGGCGCTCATCGTGAGGCTGGCGGCGCCGACCTTGATGTCGACCTGTTCGCGGGAACCTTTGAACGTGGTGGGGCCATTAACCCAGTTGAAGGTATGGCTGGCGTCGTCGTAGTCGCTCTGGGTACCGTCCTGATGGCGGCGCCGGGTCAGTGTCGAAGCGCTGGAGACCGGTGGAAAGCGGTCGCTGTTCAAGCCGAACAAGGCCACCGATTGCGCCCCGCCCTCCCCGGCGCCGTAGTTGAGCAGCAAACATTGCTCGCCTACTGACGGGATGCGGGTTTCCGTCTGTGCCCCGGCGCTGGGGTTGAAAAAGCGGATCGCCGGGGTGAGCAGTTCGCCGTGGCTGACCTTGCAGGTATTGCTGGCGGCGTCGACCTCCTGGCACACGCCGATTCGGCAGAAACTTTCGGCGCGTCGATACAGGTCTTCGAGCTGGCTTTCCATTTCCGCCAGGCGCTCCACGATCGGCCCCAGTTGCATGCGTAACAGCGCGTCGAACATGGGCTACTCCGCCAGCGGCTTGTATTGGTCGGGGTCGTCGATGTTCGAAACTTCCCAGGTGCAGGCAAAAAGCGGCTTGCCTGTGGGATCGTTGAGCAACGGCGGCCCGATATAGAGGGTTTGGGTGAAGGTGACGGTCCAGGTGTCGTAGTCCGTCTCCGCGCTGGTGCGTATTGAAGGCGCAGCGACAATGCTGGTCGGCAGGTCGCACTGCGCCTGCGGCAGGTTCCAGCGGTTATCCAGCACCAGGTCCATCAGTTGGCTGGCCAGGTCGCAGGCATCAAAGGGCAAGGCACCCGGGGCCACCATGGCCTTGAGTGAAATCCCCAGAGCATGGGCCTTGCGCCCCTCGCGGGAGCGAAGGCCCGGCCCATTGCCTTCGACCGTGATCAACACGCCGGTGTTGTTCGCGCCGCCCTGAAAGTCCTGATGAGTGCCGACCTTAAGTTCCGGAAACGCCCTGCGCAGTGCCTCGCTGATGGCCTGGGGCAATTGGGAGGGTTTTTCGATAAGTGTCATTTAAGTAGCGTCCTTGCAACGGTTACTGCGGGTCCCGGCCAGGGCCTTCGTTGACGCCGATGCGCTTGGCCGCCCAGCGTTCATAAAGGCCGATGGCCACGTCGGCGCCGGCCATGGCGGTCAGGCACCCAATGGCGCCGGCCGTCCAGATCGACATGCCGGCGGCGTAGCACAGCATCAGGGCTGATACCCCGCACACCATGCAGGCCCCCGAACGCAGGGCCAGGCGCCGCATAAGCGACCAACCACGGGCGCCTTCCTTGTCGGCGCGCCACATTTCTCCGGAAACCCCGCCAATCACCGCCAATACGATGACCAGCCAGATAGGCATTTCCGCCAACGCTTGCTGCTCGTTTGTCATGTCACGCCTCCTGGAATGAGTGATACCGGCAGGTCGCCGGTTGTAGGTGTTTGTTTCAATTTGAATGGGTTCTCTAGGTAGGCATTCCAAAAAGCCCGGTTGCCCGGGCTTTTCAGTAATGATGTCCTCGAACTTTCGGCGCTACTGGCGCGGTACGGTTCTTTCCTCAATGTTTTTCCGACCACGATCCCTGTCTGCCGGATAACTGCTTCTGGTGCTTTACGCTGCACACCCGGGCCAGTTGCCAACCCTCTGAACCGTTAAGGCCGGTTCATCGCTGCCTGTTCTTGAAGCGGTTTGAAACTAAAGAGCGTCGGCATCCTTGCCGGTATTGCCTGGCATCCTTGCCATCGCTTCGATGGCGTCCTTGCCGGTGTTGCGTAACGTCCTTGTCTTCCTTGGCAGCATCCTTGCCGCCTCCACCAGGCCTTCTTGGCTGGCTTGAGATGAAGAATATGCATGTATGCATATACAGTCAATGCACAAATGCATTTATTTTTGCGCAAGAAATGCACAGGTGCATTTATAGCCCCGCAGGCAAAGGGTTTGGTGGTTTTACGCAGACGAAAAAAAGCCCGCTCACTGGCGGGCTTTGTCTTACACAGAAGGGTTAGCGGGCGTACATGCCCCACCAGAAAACGTGACCAAGGATGCTGATCTGTTCATCCTGGATTTCCTGGAAGCTGTAGTCCTCGTCCGGATGTTCATCGCGGTTGAAGCTACGCAGGCGAATCCCGGAAGGCAGGCGATAGAGCTGTTTCACCCGTAGCTGGCCGTTGTGATTGATGGCGTAAAGATCGCCATCGACGATGTCACCAATCCCGCATTTGCCCGCATTGACCCCTACGGTGGCGCCGTCGCGCAGCACCGGCAACATACTGTTGCCGCGCACCGTCACGCACTTGGCCTGGTCGAACTGCACACCGTTATGCCGCAGGCTGCGCTTGCCGAACCGCAGGCTGGCCTTCTCGCTTTCCTCGATGACGAATCTTCCTGATCCAGCAGCCAATTCAACCTCGCGCAGAAAGGGGATCGACACCTCGTCATCATTAACGGGTGTTTCGTCGTCCCACAGGCTTATGTCCTTGAGTTCCGAATGCATCGGGTCACGCTCGTCCGACCGCACCGGCACCAGCCCTGCGCGCCCGCGCAGCTGATCGGTGCTGACCTGGAAGTAATCGGCGATGCGCGAGATGTGCTTGTCCGACGGATCCACGATCTTGCCGCTGAGGATCCGGGACAGTGTGGATTGAGGCACGCCGGTACGCCGGTGAAGCTCCGTGGGGGAGATCCGGTCGCGGTCCAGCAGCTCTCTTAAGACGATAGAAACGTTGCGTTTTTGCATAACGCGGATAGTGCAGGCAGTTTTGATGCTTGGCAAATGCTTATTTGCATATTTAATGCATTGATTGCAGATTTTTACCTAACCATTTGTGGTCTGCCTCGCATGCTAACCTGCGCCTATCGGAAAAATGCTGGGTTTGTTGATGACGCACTTTGCAGATCCAATCAGAAAAGTCATGACGCAGTCAGAGCAAGAAGTCTCAGACGAAGCGCTGCGCTTTGCTCGCTCAAACAAGAAAATGATTGCCAGGCGTCTGACCGACAAAGCTATCTATCCTCCGGAAGAGGCGCCTGTATCGGTCTACATGGCCGGCTCACCGGGTGCAGGAAAAACCGAGGCATCAATCGCGCTCGTGAATCTTTTTGCCGACACCCCGATCCTTCGAATTGACCCCGATGAGCTTCGTAGCGAATTTGTTGCCTATACCGGCGGTAACTCCTGGTTATTCCAGAGAGGGGTTTCTATTTTGGTGGAGAAGATTCTGGATTTTGCGATGGACCAACAGCAGTCGTTCCTCCTTGACGGAACATTTTCAAACATTGATGTTGCCAGGCGGAATGTGGATCGTTCCTTAAGAAAAGGCAGGTTCGTACAGATTCTGTACGTCTACCAGGATCCGAGGCTCGCTTGGGACTTCGTCAAAGCTCGCGAAGAAGCAGAAGGAAGAAGGATTCGTAAAGAGCATTTCATCGACCAGTACTTTGCCGCACGTGACGTCGTCAACGCACTTAAGCTAGAGTACGGCGGCGATATCCACGTGGATTTGCTGCTCAAGCACATTGACAACTCGGGACGATTGTACAAAGCCGGTGTCGAAAAAATTGACTACCATATTCCTGAGCGACACACGCGGGCCGATCTTGAGGCCAGACTCGGGCAACCATCAGGAGCGTAATGATGATTTCGATTAAGCTGGGCTTGACCAAAGGTGCAAAAAGCCCCTTTGCCGACTTTATTCGTAACGCTAAATCTGATCAAAAAAAGCGCGTATACAGCGAAGTGCTGACCGAAGCGACCAAACAGCAGAACCTTGTATTGATGGCAGCTGAGGCAAAACGAGCCTGACATCTACTAAGGCACTGCAATAAAGAACCCGACCCAGCGTCGGGTTTTTTTATTGATCAACCGAACCCGATCTGTCTTGGTTTCCATCGTAAGCCATAGGACAAACACATCGTTTATAAGGCTCGTAGCGAGAATTCAACATCGTATAGCCGCCCACAATGCATAAAAAATCAATGTACCATTAGCCTATTTACCCTTGCCAAAAATCGACAGGAAGAGCTGAACCCCGCGTATGACCGACCTCTCCAGCCACACCCCGATGATGCAGCAGTACTGGCGCCTGAAAAACCAGCACCCTGATCAGTTGATGTTCTACCGCATGGGCGACTTCTACGAGATCTTCTATGAAGACGCGAAGAAGGCGGCCAAGTTGCTGGACATCACCCTGACCGCGCGCGGGCAGTCGGCCGGGCAGTCAATTCCGATGTGCGGGATTCCATATCATTCGTTGGAAGGTTACCTGGTCAAGCTGGTGAAGCTGGGCGAGTCGGTGGTGATCTGTGAGCAGATCGGCGACCCGGCCACCAGCAAGGGCCCGGTGGAACGCCAGGTGGTGCGCATCATTACGCCGGGTACGGTGAGTGATGAGGCGCTGCTGGATGAGCGTCGCGACAACCTGATCGCGGCAGTACTGGGGGACGAACGCCTGTTCGGCCTGGCAGTCCTGGATATCACCAGTGGCAACTTCACGGTGCTGGAGATCAAGGGCTGGGAGAATCTGCTGGCGGAGCTTGAGCGCGTCAACCCGGTGGAGTTGATGATCCCGGACGACTGGCCAAAGGACCTGCCGGCGGAACGTCGCCGTGGGACCAAGCGTCGTGCGCCGTGGGATTTCGAGCGTGATTCGGCGCTGAAAAGCCTGTGCCAGCAATTCTCCGTGCAAGACCTCAAGGGCTTCGGTTGCGAAACCCTGACCCTGGCCATCGGCGCCGCCGGTTGCCTGCTCAGCTATGCCAAGGAAACCCAGCGCACTGCCCTGCCGCATTTGCGCAGCCTGCGTCATGAACGCCTGGACGACACCGTGGTGCTGGATGGCGCCAGCCGTCGCAACCTGGAACTGGACACCAACCTCGCCGGCGGGCGCGACAACACCCTGCAATCGGTGGTCGACCGTTGCCAGACCGCCATGGGCAGCCGCTTGCTCACCCGCTGGTTGAACCGCCCGCTGCGGGATTTGACCGTGCTGCAAGCCCGCCAGACCTCTATTACCTGCCTGCTCGACCGCTACCGCTTTGAAAAGCTGCAACCGCAGCTCAAGGAAATCGGCGATATCGAGCGGATCCTGGCGCGGATCGGCCTGCGTAACGCGCGGCCCCGCGACCTGGCACGCCTGCGCGATGCCCTCGGCGCCCTGCCGCAACTGCAAGCGGCGATGACCGAACTGGAAGCACCGCACCTGCAGCAGCTGGCAGTCACCACCGGCACCTACCCGGAGCTGGCGGCGCTGCTGGAAAAAGCCATCATCGACAACCCGCCCGCAATCATCCGTGACGGTGGCGTGTTGAAGACCGGTTACGACACCGAGCTGGATGAGCTGCAATCCCTGAGCGAGAACGCCGGGCAGTTCCTGATTGACCTGGAAGCCCGTGAAAAAGCCCGCACGGGCCTGGCCAACCTGAAAGTCGGCTACAACCGCGTGCACGGCTACTTTATCGAGTTGCCAAGCAAGCAGGCCGAGCAGGCGCCGATCGATTACCAGCGCCGCCAGACCCTCAAGGGTGCCGAGCGCTTTATCACTCCGGAGCTTAAAGAATTCGAAGACAAGGCGCTGTCGGCCAAAAGCCGCGCCCTGGCCCGGGAGAAAATGCTCTACGAAGCCTTGCTCGAAAGCCTGATCGACAAGCTTGCGCCGTTGCAGGACACCGCCGCCGCCCTGGCCGAGCTGGATGTACTGAGCAACCTGGCCGAGCGTGCCCTGAACCTTGACCTGAACTGCCCGCGCTTTGTCAGCGAGCCGTGCATGCGCATCGTGCAAGGTCGCCACCCGGTGGTGGAGCAGGTGTTGACCACGCCGTTCGTCGCCAACGACCTGTCGCTGGACGACGACACCCGCATGCTGGTGATCACCGGTCCGAACATGGGCGGTAAATCCACCTACATGCGTCAGACCGCGTTGATCGTGCTGCTGGCGCATATCGGCAGCTTCGTGCCGGCGGCAAGCTGCGAATTGTCACTGGTGGACCGCATCTTCACCCGGATCGGTTCCAGCGATGACCTGGCCGGCGGCCGTTCGACCTTTATGGTGGAAATGAGCGAAACCGCCAACATCCTGCACAACGCCACCGAACGCAGCCTGGTGCTGATGGACGAAGTGGGCCGCGGCACCAGCACCTTCGACGGGCTGTCCCTGGCGTGGGCGGCGGCCGAGCGTTTGGCGCACCTGCGGGCATATACGCTGTTCGCGACGCACTACTTCGAACTGACCGTGCTGCCGGAAAACGAGCCGTTGGTAGCCAACGTGCACCTCAATGCCACCGAGCACAACGAGCGCATCGTGTTTCTGCACCACGTGCTGCCCGGCCCGGCAAGCCAGAGTTACGGCCTGGCCGTGGCGCAACTGGCGGGGGTGCCGGCCGAGGTGATTACCCGTGCTCGCGAGCACCTGAGCCGCCTGGAAGAAACAGCGCTGCCCCATGAGATTCCCGTGGCCAGCCCGGCCAAGGCCAGCAACAAACCCAGCGCGCCGCACCAGAGCGACATGTTCGCCAGCCTGCCTCATCCGGTACTGGATGAGTTGGCTAAGCTTGACCTGGATGACGTGACGCCGCGAAAAGCGCTCGAAATGTTATATGCACTGAAGACTCGGATATAACGCAGACGCTTGCAAGCTGGTAGACTCTCGCGCGGTTTGGGATGCTGCGGGCTTTTAGCCTGGCCTGCAGACTATCGCTCCCGAACCTCGCGAG